TCCACTATCACCTCTGGAACTTTTCTTCCTCGCTTTAACGTCTACAAGATACTTTAAATTATTTTTTGCAGTTAAAATAAAATCTATATGAGAAATTTGCTGCTTTTTTGTAGCCTTGATGGGATTTAAATCTTTTTGTTTAGCTAAGTCTTCGAAGAGACCTTCTGCAGATTCTCCCATTTTTTGACTTTCTCCACTGTAGTCGTATTTACTCCTGAAACCCATATAATGAGTGTAAAACTCTCTGGTAAAAAGTCAATCAAAAATTATAATAATTATGGCAACAAGAGAAGAATTAGGCAAAATAGCAAGAAAAACAATTGGAAAGTCTTTGATTGAATTAGAGCCGTCTGCTATTCTTGAGCTGTATGAACTCTATTTTGATATAGAACAAGAACCTTATAGATTCCATTCTGGAACAAATAATCTTTTAAAAAATATTATTTGGAATGGTAATGAATATTTTGCTTCAGCAATTGAAGTGGAAGGATTTGAAGCTAATTTAATGGGTAGATTGCCTCGCCCTAAAGTTACAGTAGCAAATGTTGATTATACTATATCTAATATTTTAAGAGATTATTCTGATTTCAGAAATGGCAAATTTATTAGAATTAGATTATTTCTGAAGCATTTGGATGGAATTAACTTTGATGAAGGCGAGAATCCATTCGGAACTCCAGATGCTTTATCATATATTTCTCAAGAAAGATATCTAATATCTCAAAAAATAATCGAAAATAAACAAATAATTCAATTTGAATTAATAACTCCATTCGATTTGCAAAGTTTGGAAACTGCGACAAGAGCTATTTATGGTAGATATTGCTATTGGCAATATAGAGGTGCTGGCTGTGGATATCAAGGAGATTTAATTTGTCAAGAAAATGATGTTGATTTTGCAATTACGCCAACATCAACTAATCATTTAAAAGATGCCGCTGGGCAATTTATAAATGGCACTTATGACGAAACAATTAAAAAATTTAAATGGTCTTTAGATAAACAATATTTAAATGGCGACATAGTTTTTGTTGAGAATGCGGATTTAAACGGCCTTAAAGATCCAGCTAGAACATTTTTTGTATGTGTAAAATCGCATATTTCTTCAAAATTTATAAATCCAAATAAATCTTATGATTATTGGCAAAAAGATGGATGTTCAAAAACAATAAAAGCTTGCAAAAAGAGATTTGTATTGCCTCAATATACTTCGTTTTTGGGTTACACTGCCTATAATGACTCAGACACAGTAAATGGCATTATGCCCTTTGGGGGATTTCCAGGCACTGATAAATTTCAATATCAATAACATGGATAAAATTTTTACAAAAGTTGAAAATTTAATATCTTTTTTAAAAGAAGAAGCTGATTGTAGTCTTTTTGCGGAATTATGCGCTCTTATAGGATTGAATAATAAAAATGAAATTGTTTATAGAAAAATGCAAAATAGATCAAAAAATCCAGAAGTATATTTCATGATTGATCCTTATGAATATTTAGAATTTATAAATGATTATAAAATCATATCGGTTTTCCATAGTCATTTGGCTGGCGATGAACATCCTTCCGAATTTGATGAAAAAACCTCTGAAAATTGTTGTTTGGCTTTTATAATTTATTCAATATGTACTGAGAAATTTTTTATTTATGAACCTCAATATAAAGATTACGATGTAAATACTATACAAAGGTTAAAGGAATTAGTGTGACTACAGTAAAAATATACGGTTTCTTGGCAAAAGAATTTGGAGATATAATTAAAGTTCATCTAGGAAAGATAAATGACGCTTTAAATGCAATAGATGCTATTAAAAGTGGATTTAGAAAAAAAATAAACGAATTAAATAAAAATAAATTTAATTATTGTATTCATTTTGATTCTAAAAAGAAAACTTTGTATATATTACCAGTAATTAGTGGCAATAGCAAAGTCTGGAAATGGGTAGTTACTGCATTATTAGTTGTAGCGGCAATTGCATCTTTTTATTTTGGAATGCCTCAATTGGGTATGATGTTTTTAAATATGGCGATAACTATGGGAGAATACGCTGCAATGAAACCACCACCAGCTCCACCCAAACCGTTAGATCAATCTGTCGGTGGTGCAGTTTACGCTTCGGAAGCTGCGGGTAAAAGCTATATATTTGATAATTTACAAAACATATCTTCTCAAGGATCTATCGTAAATTTTGGTTACGGTAGATACAAGACTGCTTCAAAAATTTTAGCAATTTCAGTAAAAACATACCCAACAAATGTATCGTTTATTGAAGAGGCTGAATTTTTAATAAATGCAAATAAAATAAATATTTATGACTAATATTTACTTACATGGAGAATTAGCGCAAGTTTTTGGAAAACTTTTTAAATTAAAAGTCAATAATGTTTTATCTGCATTAAAGGGCGTTGATGCAAATAGAAATGGTTTTTTGCAGAAAATTTCATCTTTAAGTAGAAATGGAATTCATTATTGTATAATTGCAAATAATGAAAAAATTGAAAATAAAAATCAACTAATTGAAAAAAAATCTATAAAATCAATACACATTTTACCAATCATATATGGAAGTGGGGAAGCTTTGGCATTTGCTTTGAACTTGACTGCTACTGTCGGTGGACAAGTTGTTTTATCAGCAGCTGGACAAATTGTAGCTGGTTTAGTTAATATGGTAATTTCTTTGGGAGTTTCATTTTTAATGAGCGCATTAATGAAACAAGCAGCTCCGCCATCTATGGGACTGCAAAACATTTCTGTTGGTGGCGCAAGTGCGGCAATTGAAGCTGCTGGAAAAAGTTATGTGTTTAGCAATAATGTAAACACTTCCGAGCAGGGATCTGCCATTCCAGTTGGATATGGAAGAATTAAAACAAGCTCTTCTGTAATTTTTTCTTCCATTTTAAATTATTCAACAAATGCAAAATATTCTGAAGAATTCATTGCAAACGATTCTTTAACATTATTTTCTGAATTTCTAGCTAGTTAAGAAAATGAAGCACTTAATTAAAAAAAATAAATTTACAATTAATGGGGCTGGATTTGGTGGCGGTTCAAAATCTTCGCCTCCTCCACCTCCTCCAACAGTTACGCAGTATCCATCTGTATTAGCTCCGCCACAAATGGGAAATGTTGCATCAATTTCTTCATTTTCTTATGCAGAATTGATTGATCTTATTTCTGATGGACCAATTGAAGGGCTGGTCAATAAAAATGGAAAAAAAATATACGAAGAAAACGTATTTGAAGGCATATATTTAAATGATGCACCAATTAAAGAAACATCTTCAACAAAGACTCAAAAAATATCAATAGATTTTTTAAAAAGATCGTTGAAGGATTTTTGGAATGATAATAAAAATTGTTTTAAAACTAAAAGTATAACTGTGCCAGACACATTAAAATTAAATGTAGATGGTTCTGTTGACTCTTTTAATAGAGTATTAAATGTTGGATCTTCTAGTATTGATATAGATAATGCTAATTTTGACTCAGGAATTAAAATGACTTCATATGCTCCCAAAAATTCTGCATATAATTTCATTAATTTGTTAGGTGCATCTTTTGATGCGCAAGCTTTATTAGATAAAATCTTTAATTTATCCCCAATTGAAAATGAAAACATATTTCTAACATTAATAGAAATTCCTAAATTTACAATTTTTATAAATAAAACTTTCGATCCTACTGAGGGAGGTTCTGATGGTAGATATCCTTTAAAAATTTCAATACCTAATCTTGGAAATTATATTTATTTTTCAATTGGATCTGATTCACTTACTTCTTTCAACTATTTTGAAATGCCAAGATCTTATGCGGAAAATGCAAATTTAACTCCAGCTGGACAGAAAACTTTCTTAAAAACCTTGGTTAATTCAACAAACTATTATCAATATGACGTTTTTAATTTAAGATTATTTATTTGGTCGATTTATAGTGAAACTGATGGTATTAAAAATATTGATAATATTTTAGATAAATATTTTAATAATTTAATTATTTATCAAAATGATCCCTCATTATATAATTATAATTTAGTACAAGCTGAATTTAAAAATGGATCTGAAATTCAAACTCCATTAAAAACATTCAATAGAATTGAAATTGAAAATAATATTGGAAAAGAATTAATTGGCGCATTTAAATTAAAATCACAATTTTCAGTTTTAGATGGCGGAATTAAAACTTATGAAGGAGTAACTAGGCTTAAAAATTTATTTGCAGATGCAGATTCAAAACCAATTTATTCTAATGTTGCTGATAGTTCAGATGATATCAGATATGTAAAGGCTTGGCCTGTAGAATATACGACTAAGGGAGCATGCCCCTACTTAATTTGTGATTTATACATGAATTATTCCGCTTACGATAAAACATCATCATCAAGAACTTGTCAAAATGCTGTTCCAGTAACTCATTACATAGCGAATGAGAATGTTGAGGAAGTGTATGTTACATTATCCATCGAAGGGCTGTATGATACTGCTCATGTTGATATGGTTAGTAAAAATGATGCATTTGGTTTAACTGTAAATAAATATTCACAAACTATTCCAACTTTACCAGGCACCAAAACTTGGGCTCAAATTCAAAAAACTGATTATGCAGTGAATTCTATAAAAATTGGATATTTTTTAATTGCTGGAAATAGTATTAATGATGGTTATATAATTGATCAATCTGATAATATTGAAAATATTTTTTGCAATATAAAATATGTAACATCTACAAATTGTAATTATTTTTCGGCAATAAAAAGTTCAATTGGTTTATCTACAAAAATAAGTAATATAGATAGTTATATCACTTCAAGTAGCGATGGTTTGGGTGCAGGTTCGGCTAAATACGATTTAGCAACATCAAGTCCACTGAGATGTTGGACCGTTCCTAATGAAACATGCTACACAAAAGAATCTATTTGCATAAATGCTTATATTGGAAATCCAGATGGATTTGAGGCAAAATTAAAATCAAAAAATATAGATGGTACAATTTCTTATCAATATGGCTTATCTGATAGGGAGGTTTTATTTAAAAATGGATTGAACTTTTTAAATTCAAAATCAGTAACAGTGCCAGTTGGGCTTTCAAATGTTTTTGTTGCGGAATATAGTTATTATACAGCTCCAGCTTCAGAACTTAAAAATAGAGCAGTAGTAGGATTAATTTTAAATAGTTATATTAATTACGAAGCCATTTTTAAATATTGGAATTCGGCAGGAAATTTTGTTTCAAAAAATAATATTGATACAATTGATAATTTAAATATTTTGTATCCAAATATTAAAAAATATATTGTTGATCCATTTTTAAGATACTGGGTTTCTCAAATTTCTGCACCAATTTACACTTCGGAAATTGGCGGAATTAATGTTATAAATAATTTATATTTAATTGGTTTTAATAAAAATTATTTAGATAGCCAAATTTCATATTTCGAAACTAATGGGAAATTAAAACTAAGTATACTTGATCAGCTTTTGGAAGATTATGTATTAAAAGCTCCGTCTGGATTAACTTATTCAGCTTCTATTGAAGCTGAATCAAAAATTACTGATAATGGATTTACCTCTGGATTACAAAATATATTAACAAAATATGAAGGCGGAAAATTAATTGGATTTTCATCTGTATTTTTATTTGAAGTGATAAAAAATTTATCAAAAATTGATTTTTATGATTCTATTGAACTTGATTCAAATCCAAATAGGGTAAACGTATTTTTTGAAAATGGCGTAGCTTCTTCGGCTCCAAATAGATCTTTTTTTAATCCACAAAATATTTTCATAATAAATGAAGGCTATATAAAAGTTAATGAAAATTTTGATGTTGTAATATTTTATCAATTATATTCAAACGTCTCTTCCAGTATAAACAATCCAAATTTAGATCTTCCAAAATATCAGGTACAACAAAGAAATGCTACTGGAGATGATATAGCGCCAAAAGACTTTGATTTTAGTGCCGCAGTACAAAATATAACTGCTGGAACTAGATTACCAACAGTCGTTAAGATCCAAGTTGAAACTGGATACGAATCAAAAGAAAGGGTAAACTGTATTGGCCCAAATGAATATTTTAAATATTTCTTTGAAATATTTGGAATGTCAACGCAGCAATCATATATTGATTTAGGTAGAAAATCTTATGATTTTGTTTATGGAGAGCGAGGCAGTTATGATTCTGGCGGATATATAAGTAAAACTACAAATATTTATTATCAAAATAAAAAAATATATCTTCTAAAAGTTACTCTATCTCCAAATGGGACCACTCTGGCTCCGAAATTTTATTTAATAGATGATAAGGAAATTGATTTTGTAGACTTAAGTTTAACTTATGCCCAACAAGATGTAAACAAAGGCATTTTTGAAATAATTGAAAATGATAAAGTAATTGGTTTAAAACAAGAAATAGATACGACGCAATCAATTTATTCAACAACTGCAATACAAAAATATGCCGATTTAATTTTTGGAGGCACTTCAACTTTAAATAATTTCTCGCTTACAGCTGATGATTTAACAAATTATTTTAATAATACTTATGAAGAAATTGATTTTGGTAAAGCGGATATCTTTTTAAGAAAATTAGTTAATAATAAAAAAATATTACCAGATAATATTTTTACTGTTGAAAATTATGCAAATTCATATGCAGAATTCAGTTTTAGTGGAAAAAATTTTGACACTTATTTAATTTACGACAAATCAAATGCGAATAAATTTATTAAAATTGAATTATACAATTATGATTATACTGCATTTGAAACGGTTGAGGTGCCAACTGAAGAACAGATTAAATTATATTCCAGCATAAATTATTATGTTGTTTTTTATTTTGAAGAATTTGTTGGATATAGAGGTAATACGTATCAATCTCTTTATAAAAATTTAGAAACTATATTTAATAATGATGTAATTATTCAATTTCCCGCATTAGAAACAAATCCTACAGTTAGCCAAATTACATCATCGATAAGTGCAAAATGGAATAAAGGAAATTTTATCATTAGAATAAGTAAAAATCCAATTTCTAATCCAATATCTGGAATTGCTGAATTTACCACAAATGATCCAGTATTCCTAGCTTTTGATTCTCCTCCAGATGCAAGTTTTAAAATAAATTTATCAAATCATATAAATAATTATTTATCTGATGAAATTTTACTTGATAAAATTAATTCAAAAATAATTTCAGGAAAAAATTTTCTGACTAGGGACGACGGAACTAAGGATTCTTTAGATTTTGAATATATAAAAAATTCTTTTAAAAATCAAACTTGGTTTTATGAGCATAAAAGATCTGACATTGTGTATGAGGCACTTGCAAGATTAGGACTTAAAATATCTTCTATTAAAACTGGAGCAGTTAAACATATAACTGCCAGCGCTTCAATTGCAGTTCCATCTGTAGATTTAAGATATAGAGGATCTTTAGTAAAAGGAAAAGCCGAGCCATTATTTTTTAATGGTAATTTTTTAGTTATAATAAATAAAAATAATAATAAAATTAGCTTAATTTTAAACGATGGAAATAAATTAAATAACTATTTAAATTTTGATAAAAGTCTTGAAGATATAAATTTTTTTGATTATATAAATGAAAATAAAATTTTAGATTCTACTGGAACTCTTGTATATGAAGATGGCGTAGTTGTTAGAGATTTTTATGATATAGAAAATTTTATTTACTTTAAAAAAGACAATACGGCTTCTATTGTTTTAAATAGAGGTGTCAATTTATTTGCATCAAAATCTGCAGGATCATTTTGGGGTGGAGCATATAATTTAGCTCCAAGAGACGCATTTATTGAAATGCAATATCATAATAACCAGAAAAAAGTTGCCTATTTAGTATACCAGAATAAATATGACCAAGCCTACACAAGTTTTTATTATTTAAATAATGGAAGTTTAGTTACGCATAGCATAAGGGTTAGTTCATATAGTGGAGGTAGATGGCTTCTTGATTGGCAAAGGGGATATATAAGTCCCGATCCTGATGCTTCTTATGATTATGCTTTTGTATCAAAAAGTACAATACTACCACCAACAGTTACTCTTTTTTACCCAACTGAAGCGACTTTTTTTAATCCTACGTTTAAAGAAGATTCTTTTATAAACAATACAAGAATAATTAGCGATTTTTATAAAAAAGATAATTACGATAATATACTTTATATCGCAGAATATGTTTTACAAAAAAAAGCCATTATAAATAGGGACGTTAAAATAAAAAATTATATACTAGCGCCTTCTGTAATTCAAAGGGCTAAAACTGCAGGCGAAGATATTGATATATTATATTTTGAAAATGTGCCATTTTCAAACATAGATAGCGATTCTCAAAATACGTTTGCAAATGACGCTGGTTTAGCAATTAAACTTCCAGCGCCTAAATATTATAGCGATGGAACTCCATTTAGAAGATATGTTAAAGTGACAAAACTTTCATATGAAACGTTATCTCCTTTAATTTCTAAAAAAGTTGCCCTATCAAAAATAACCGAAATTATTCCTCAAAAATTCTCATATCCATTTTCATCAATGGTTGGAATGAAAATTGATTCTAGAGCATTTTCTCAAATACCAACGAGAACATATGATTGTAAACTTAAGAAAATTTTAGTTCCTTCAAATTATTTTCCAAATGATGAAGATGGGGAAGATGTTAGATACATTGATGGAACTGGAAAATATAAAATATATGATGGTGATTGGGATGGCACATTTAAATTAATGTGGACAAATAATCCAGCTTGGATTTTAATGGACATGTTAGTTAATAAAAGATATGGATTGGGCACTTACATATCTTCGGATCAAATTGATATATGGGAACTTTATAAAATAGCTAGATGGTGTGATGGTGTTGATGACAATGGTTATTATTATGGCGTTCCAGATGGTTATGGTGGAACTGAGCCAAGACATGCATTCAATGGCATCATAACTGAAAAATTTAATGTTTTTGATATGATTAATCAAATTGCTTCAATATTTAGAGGTCATGTTTATTATATGAATTCAATGATTACATTTGATGATGATAGGCTTAAACCAATTATTGGAGAATTCAATAATTCAGATGTTAAAGATGGCATTTTTAATTATACAAATCATAAAAAAGATGATGAATTTACTGCTGTAGAAGTTGCTTATATAGATGAAAAAGATAACTATAAACCTAAAATTGAATATGTAGAAGATTCAGACGGAGTAAGAAAAAGAGGAATTCTCAAAAAACAAATAAATGCCTTTGGAGTAACGTCTAAAGGACAAGCGAGAAGATTAGGCTTGCATTTCTTATTTCAAACTTCGAAAGAAAATATGAACGTTTCCTTTACTACAGATATGAAAGCTCTACTTTATAAGCCTGGAGATCTTATAGGCATCAATGATGAACTGTTTAATTCGTATAGAAACTTTGGTAGAGTAGAAAAAATAGAAAATATTAACAACGATAAATTTAAAATAACAGTATCTCCAACAATATGTGAGACATTCCTAGATACTTCCGAAGTTACGCTTTATACTGCAACATCCAAACCAAAATATGAAGATATTTTTTCTTCAATTGAATCGTATCCGTATCAATTAAATATACAAACAATTAAAGCTATTACAAAAAGGTTTGATGGATCATATATTAACACAACATATCCATTTAGAATAACTCAAGATAGAGATTTAATTAATCAAGCTTATTGTTATACAGGAACCATAAGTTTTAAATATTCAGATACTCCAAGTATAACAACAAATTTAAAAGCTTCTTTAACGTATATAAAAAATTACGATATAAACAATAACTACTCAATAAAATATGGACATTGGAGATTAGCGACGGGAAATGCAAATAATCTTTGTCAAGATTTATATTTGTTTGATTCTGCGTCTGATTTATTTTGCAAGAATACAAATCAAAAAAAACAATACTTCTTTTCAATATTTGATAGTGGAAAATATTTAAGGTTTGTTGGAACAAATTTATTAAATGAACCTATTTATGAATATTCTGGTTTTTCCTTGACTGGAAATACTAATGAGCCATTTAAAGTTTCCGTAGAAACTTCTTTAGGATATTCAAGTGGTTTAATTAGTTATTCAGAAATTATAGAAAATGATAGACCTTCCATTGAGAACTTTAAAATAATTACTGGTTATCATTATCCAAATTCTGGATATTCAGAATTAGAAATTTCAAAAAGTGGTTGGAATTATTTAAATAATAATTTTGAAAAAATTAAAGAGTCCGTCGTGAATGGAGTTGGAAATTTAGTAACTGGCTCTCCATTTTCATTAAAAATAAAAAATATCAATCAACCAATTTTTAAAATAATGTCAATTACTGAAAATTATATAAATGAATATAATTTATTGGCAACAGAATACAATCCTAGTAAATTTAAATTAATAGAAGAAAATGCCTCAGTAGATGATCTGAATAGTACATTTAATTTTATATCTGCTTATAATTCAAAAAATAATATTTCAACTGCAGATTCTTTATTGAAAACTCCAATTTTTAAATCTTTAAAATATGTAAAAGACAATAAATATAATAAAAAATATTTAAATATACAATGGGCTCCGTCTAATCTAGATTCAAGTTTAATTTATCAAATTTTTATACAGACGCCATCAAAACAAACAAATAATCATACAATTTCAAACATAGGAAATGACTTCTATAATGGAGTTAATAACGAATATGAGGTTAATTTTAATCTGGAAAATGCTAATTTTGAAATTGGTACTTATCAAGTTTCAATTTTTTCATCAACTCAAGGTATAACTCCAGATGGTGGATTTTCTTTAGACATTAAGCCTTTAAATAGGATTTCTAATATGACTTCAAGATCTATTTTAATTCTTGAATATTAAAGTTTTTTGATGTAAGATTCGGAATCTTTTTCATAACCAAGCAATTTGTACATTTTTTTTACCTTGCTAGATAGTGGGTGTTTTTCTACAACATTCATTGAAACATATTCACATTTTTGACTTTTTGCAAATTCGTATGCAATTTTATACAGCTTCATTCCAACATTTGACTTTTTAGATAGCCAAAGATATTCATCCATCATTTTTTTATTAAATTTCTCTGATTTTCTAATGATGCCAATAAAAATACTATCGTATTTTTTACCATTAAAATGCACCCAAACATGGATATTCCAAATCAATAGAGATTCGTGAGACAAGGACTTGGCAATAAGCTTGCAATCATGTTTTAAATCTAAAACATGGCCATTCTGTTCATTGTCAATTCTATAAAGATCATCTATATCCTCAAAGACTTTTTCAATTTCTTCTGGAGAAATAACTTTTTTAATAAAAGATTCTGACATATTAACTAATTATTGAAATTAACTTGCGACATTCTCTAGCGGGAATATCTTTAAATGAGTTCCAGCTTTTTGCTTCTGGATTTTGATAAGATTCGGATAGCCACATATCCCTCAATTTTTGCTTAAAATCTTCAAAGTTGCTAATGCTTAGTTTTTTTACAGCATGATTCCTTAGTAGGTTTTGTGGAGAGATGTCTCCATCGATTTGTACCTGTTCAGAATTTTCATAGACTTTGTTCTTGCTTTTTGATTTATCAATCTCGTCGTCACCAACGATATGAATATTTAAGAAGTTGCGAACGCAGCGAACGAACGCTCGATTTGTGGCAATAGTTTCAAGAAATTTTGCACAAAAATCATTAGTATTTTCTAGTGAAGCGTTAGCCATATCTTCGAACTCCACG